ACTAACTTTGATAGAGCATTAACCGATACTTGCTTATCCTCTAAAACTAGCATAATTCGCTGATAAATAGTTACTTCCATACATTTTACATTTATAAATCATACTTAATTATTCATAATCGGTTAATAATTTCTTGCTAAAAATTTGGCGAATTAGCAAGAAATGACTACCTTTGCACTCGTAAACAACAAGTTGCTTAATTATTAGAAGCAAAAGTACAATAAAAAATTAAGATATGCAAGCAAAAAAGATAAAAATTATCAAAGTTTCGCTTGAAGGACGAAAAAAACTTGCTGAGCGATATGGTTGCTGTAGAGAAACAATCTTCAACGCTCTTGCATTTAGAAGTCAGAGCAAGCAATCCGAAAGCATCAGGAATGATGCCCTGAATGAGTTCGGAGGTGTTAAGGCTGATAAGGTCGTGTTCTATTAGGAAGGAGGCTAATATGAGTGAGTATCAGTCGGAAGAAGAGTTCTTGAAAGACTTTTGGGGTAGCTTTAAAAAGCAAAAGAAAGTATTCAAAACTTATCTTATTAAAGACAACGCTACAAACCTATATAAAATAGGTAAAGCAACAGACCCTGCAAAAAGAGTCAATGCTTTAAAGGTAGCAAACACTAATATAGAACTTTATGCGGTTTGTGAAGAAAATGTAGAATATATCCTACATAAAGCATATCACGATAAGCAAGTTTCTAGAGAATGGTTTAGGTTGAGCAACCTAGATGTAAATACAATTATTTCAAAGTATCATTTCCTAAAGAAGGAGGTAATATGAATGAAATCGTTTACAGAGGTGAAAGCAACCAACCTCTAACAAACAGCAAATTGGTTGCTGAGGTATTTGGCAAACCTCATAAGGTTGTTCTAGTAGCAATCAGAAACATTCTTGAAGGGAGTGCTCAAAATTGTGCCGTCCTCGAAATGTTCTCAGAATCAACCTATTTGAACGAGCAGAACAAAGAGCAACCTATGTTCATTATGAACCAAGATGGTTTCACTCTGCTGGCGATGGGATTCAATGGCAAGAAGGCGATGGAGTTCAAACTGAAATACATCGAAGCCTTCAACGCTATGAAGAGACAGATTGAGCAATCCAATCCATCCGTTCCTCAGAACTATCTCGAAGCTCTCAAATCTCTGGTCAAGGCTGAGGAGGAGAAACAGCAGCTAGCTTTGGAAAATAAGAAGCAGCAGGAACAAATCCTCACTATCAGCAAGACGAACATGGAACTCGGCAACAAGATTACCGAAATGCTGCCTAAGGTTAGCTACTACGACAAAATCTTGCAGAGTAATGCCACCATGACTGTTACTCAGATTGCTCAGGACTACGGAATGAGTGCCATGAGGTTAAACAAGGAGTTGGAGTCTATGAGAATCCAACACAAGGTAAGAGGTCAATGGATATTGTTTGCGCAATTCCTCGAAGGTGGATATGTTCACAGCAGAGCAGTAGATATCATCCGCAAGGATGGTCAGCACGATGTGAAGTACAACACCGAGTGGACAACGAAAGGAAGAATCTTCCTATATGAATCACTCAAAGCGAAGGGCATTCTCCCCTTGATAGAGCAGGAGAACACTCCCAGCGATAAGAGCACTAGTAGAACAGAGCCAGCCAAGGCAGCTAGTGCAAGTCAACAAACCATCAAATTCAACTGATATGATAGACCCAGAGATTAAGGAGCAGCTAGACCGCATAGAGCAGTATTCGCTCATAGCTGCAAAGAATGTGCTCAACATTAATGAAGCTGCAATCATTCTTGGTATGACGGTTAGAGGAGTGAGAGAGAACGTCAGGAACCGCATCATTCCTTGCTATAAACCAAATGTCAACCGACTCTACTTCAAGAAGAGCGAGTTGGAAGAGTGGATGACTCAGAATCGAAGGAAGAGCATGGCAGAGTTGAAATCAGAGGCAGCAGCCTATTGTTTTACCCATTAAACAGATAAACTTATGATAGCAGATGTAATGTTGGTAGCTAGCGTAATCACTATCGCTGTTGCCGTTAAGGAAATTCGCTCCTACTTCAATGAGGTAGGCAAGTAAGATATATGGAGATTGAACCTCACAAGAATAGTTAAGTATTAAGTTATTAATGTGTTAAGTCTTATAATATTTCAGTCATTGAAAACAGCAGAGGTTTTTTGGAGTTTGCTACTCCCAGTCTCCACTATAACTTTAGTCGTTATAATTTTACATGTTTTAAGTTTTTACCCAGCGCAAGTAACTCAATTGGTAGAGTATGAAGGTTTATGAGCCTTCGAGGTCGTGGGTTCGAGTCCCACCTTGCGCCCCATATAGCCCGATTCCAAGGCTTTATATCGGATAGGATAAACCTTCCTAGAGAGGTACACGTACCCAAAAGGAGCATCATTAACCACAGATGGTGCTTAGACGTGGAAGTGGCAAGCGAGTACATACACCTGATAGGTGGAATTTGGAAAAACTTGGAGTTCACTTGTGAAGAAGCAGACCTGATGCCGTGACCCTTATATAATAAGGTAGCATCTAAAGGTAGGAGCGCACAACTACAAATCGGTTCTAATGCAGCCAGCACGCTTTCTTTTTTCTATTCGGTTTAATAGTTATAATTGGTTATTTTACAGAAATCAGATATATCACAATATGTGCGATTACTAGTGCTGGGAGTCCTAAGCCTCCATAAATGCAGAAGGGAACCAAGGAGCGATTCAGCATCCGGCAAGATTGTATAGATGTCGCTCCACGGAGGTGGCTGTTTTCTCATTACATTTAGCAGCCCCTCCTTTATTAAGGAAATTGCAAATATTGACATATTAGTGTGTTTCATACAGATTACATTTGCGATGCGGTAGCGACCGCTCAGGTTAAACTAAAATAAAAAACTCTCTTCCCCACCATTCGTGAGAATCGTGGGGCTTTTAATTTGAACATTTAAACCATACAATATGAGATATAAAGCAAATAGTTGTCACGATTGTCTCTTCTCGACCATGTGTGACAACCCGAATAAGAACCTAGATGGTGGCTACAAATGCAGCCGCTATGAATGGAAATATCAATAACAACTTAATACATATAAGATATGAAAGAACTTATCGCAATTCAGTCAGAACTGAAAGCCCCGAAGAGTCAGTTCAACAAATTCGGTGGCTACAAGTATCGCAAGGCTGAGGACATCTTAGAAGCTGTCAAGCCTTTGCTAAACAAGCAGAAATGCACGCTAACCATTACAGATGATATTGTGATGGTAGGCAACCGCATTTATGTTAAGGCTACCGCCACTATCAAGAACGAGAAGGGCGAGTGCGAAACAACAACTGGTTGGGCTAGAGAAGAGGAAACCAAAAAGGGTATGGATGGCAGTCAGATTACTGGAGCATCATCCTCTTACGCTCGAAAGTATGCTCTCAACGGTCTCTTTGCCATTGATGATAATGCTGATTCTGATACCACCAACGATGGGCAGCATCAGGAAGCGCAGCAGCAAACACAGGCTCAGCATCCAACCGCTCAGGCAGCACAAGCCGTACAGCAGCCAGCAACACCCCAGTATCACACAAATGACTTGAACGAAGGATTGGCATACCTTAGCAGATGTGTCACGAAAGACAATCTGATATGGGTAGTTCAAACATACAAGCCGCTCACCGTCAACCCTCAGTTCATGCAAGCAGTATCAGCCAAGAAGAAACAATTAGGTATACAATAATATGACAGCAGCAACAAAGAAAATCACTCTGAATGTGCCAAAGATTACATTCATTGAGGAGTCTCATCAGTACTTCCTCGGCGAGAAGGAACTGAAAGGAGTAACGGGAACGCTCATCAAGAAAGCCTTCCCCGACACCTACAAGAATATTCCTGAGGCAGTATTGATGAAGGCAGCAGAGCGAGGAAGTCTTATCCACAATACGTTTGAAACCTTCTGCTCTATCTTCGATGCCGACATCAAGAAGTACCCGAATCCTACGGAAGAGCTTCAAGCCTTCCATAGTATGTTAGTCGCATTCGACTTGCACTATGTAGCGTCCGAGTATCTTGTTACAGATGGTGAGAACTTCGCATCTGCTATTGATGGTATCTTCGCTGATGATGAAGGTAACATTTACCTTGCGGACATCAAGACCACCGCCACCCTTCACTACGACAACGTATCGCTCCAGTTATCCATCTATGCCAAATGGTTCGAGGAGCAGAATCCTGACTTGAAGGTGAAGGAGATAGTCTGCATGTGGTTCAAGAACGGACAGAGTAAGTTTCAGCCGCTACCTAGGGTAGCAGATTATCAGATTGACGATTTAATCGCTGCTTATCTTGCAGATGATGCAGAGTATCAGTATAAGGTGGAAGTTCCTGAGCAGTTTTCAGCACTAGAACAGGAGTTCAGATTAATAACCGCTCGTGTGGATGCCCTGAAGATTAAGCAGGATGAGTTGAAGGATAAGATAATGAAGATGATGGAAGACAACAAGCAGAAATCCATCAAGACTCAGTTCGCCTCCTACTCTTATGTGGCAGCTACCACCAAGAAAACCTTCGACACGAAGCTGTTCAAAGACACGGAGCCAGAACACTACGAGTACTATCTGAAAGAAACGACCACCAAGCCGTCAATAAGAATCAAACTTAATTAAGTATAGATATGAACGTAAAGTTTACAGGCAAGATTATTGCAGCAGGGCAAGTTCAAATGGGAACTTCCAAAAACGGAACCCAATGGAGTTCTTGTGAATACACTATCGAAGAGTTGAACGAGCAGTACCCTTCAAGAGCCGTTATCCAAGTTTATGGTTCAGACAAGATTCAGCAGTTCGGCATTCAGTTAGGAGAAATCATCACCGCCCACATCGGATTGAAGGCACGCCAGTCTAAGGAAGGACGTTGGTTCAATCAGTTGGATTGTTGGAAGGTGGAGCGACCAAATGACCAGCCGCAAGGTCAGGTTGTCCAGAGTCAGGTTGGCGCAGCACCTCAGCCAGTTTATGGGTATAACCCACAACAGCAGACAGCACCACAGAGTCAGACACAGCAGTTTCCCCCTCAGGTTAACGCAAGCGGTCAACCTATTCAGCAGAACGCTCAATATGCAAGTGGTCGGCAGCAGGGTCTTCCCTTCCCTGCCCCAAATCAATAATATATAAGGTATGGAAATTCATCTAGTAAGAACCTCCACTGGTCTTCGCCCCTACACGGATGATGATTACGAGGAAATGAAAAAGATAAAGGTTGGTTCCATCGTCAAGGCGAACATAGTTCGACCAAGGAACATCAAGTTTCACCGCAAGTTCTTCTCCCTTATCAGAGCAGCATGGGATTGCCTCACAGAGCAGCAGCGTACTAACCTTCGCTCTGTAGACACATTCCGTGAGCAACTTCTGATAACATCAGGATTCAGCGAACCGCTTTACGACCTCAACGGACAGAAGTTCTTGGAGCGAGCCAAGTCTATCTCCTTCGCCAAGATGGATGAGCCAGCCTTTAATGAAGTATATAGTAGAGTCTTAGACACCATCCTCACGATACTCTATGCAGATGGTGTTACAGAAGACGAATTTAATAATATTTTACAAAATTATAGTTGATATGACACGTAGAAACGACAAGCGCAACAACAGACGTAATCGTCAGCGCAACAACACCCCAGAGTTACCACCATTTGCACAGATGCTTTTCGGAGCAATCGTTGGCAAAGGTGTAGACATGATTGCCAAGAAGATGGCAGAGATTGCCGAGGAAGAGACTCCTGATATTCATGCAGAAGGCATCAGTAATCAGGACGTTACCAACATCAATAACGGAAAGGCAACCTTATCTAAGTTGCGCATTCCTGCTGATGGTTCGGCAGTAGAGTACCCAATCCCTGATAACCTCCAGTTCTTCTTCGCTGAGGATGGTAAGTTGATGGTTCGTCAGAAGATTGAAGGAGACGAGAATCCTACTGATGCAGGGGAAGGAAAGCCTATCACTTATGATGATATTTGCAAGGAGTTGTTCTTGGACAAGAAAACATACTGGCTTGGTAATAAGAAAAGCAACTATCTATATTCAGATGAATATAACTATAACGACCTTAACAACTGCACTAGCATGGCTCAGGCAAAACATGTAGCTGCTTTCATCAAGTTGCAGAACATCGCCAAGTTTCTCAATGGTGACTGGAAACCGAACTTCGACAGAGACGATGAAAAATGGAATATCAATAAAGATGGTGATACATTTATCGAAATGTACACAAGAACATTGAACAAAGCGAGTGTTTACTTCAAGTCGCAAGAACTTACAAAGGAAGCCATCCGCTTGATGGGTGAAGATTCTCTCAACGACCTTTTCTCAACCGACTGGTAATGGCAAGCTACGCTGAAATCAAAGCTAAGCTAGAGCAGGAAGGCAAGAAGATACGCAAGCGAGCATCCTACGATGAGCACAACTTGCAAGCCGCAGAGGTTAGGTATATCCGTGGGGTATATCCTGACCTAGAAGGTGTCTTCTTTGCCGTTCCTAATGGTGGCAAGCGAACCTCCCGACAAGCCGCATGGCTCAAAGAAGAAGGTATGAAGGCAGGAGTATCTGATATGCTGCTCCTGAAGCGCACCTCCCAGTACGGTTTTCTCTGCATCGAAAACAAGACTCCCAAAGGTAGGCAGGAACCAGAACAGAAGGTATTCCAGTTTGAAGTGGAACGACATGGTGGTAAGTACATCATAGTCCGCTCTATAGATGAATTTATCCAATCAATCGACAATTATTTAAATGGTGAACTATGACAGATGAAATCAAACAAGCCATCCAGCTTCTAGAAGAGAATGGCTACAAGATTACTGCTCCACCAAAGGAAGTCAAAGACGAATATACCTTTGAGCGAGCATGGAACCTCTACGAAAAGAAGGTAGGCTGCAAGGCTAAACTGGAAAAGAAGTGGAACTCTATGAGCCAGAAAGACCGCAAGGCAGCTATAGAGTATATTCCATTATATGTGATTGCAACCGAGGATAAAAAATATCGCAAGAACTTCCAAACCTTTCTCAACCAGCGAGGATGGGAAGACGAACTCATCGGAGCAACACCACCGCCAGCAGCCGTTAACGAGCAGCCTTCTGAAATCAGCCAACTCATCGCAAAGACGAAGGCTGAACAGAACGTAACAAATGCGGATAAGGACAACGTTTTCAAGACACGCATCATGGGTATGATAGAGCTTCTGCAAAAGAATCCTCATAGCCTATGCCGAAAGCAGTTGGAGATATATCGTGATAACGGAACCTTGGAACGCTTGGGCATCCAATGGAATCCATAAACCACAAATCTGTTTACCAAAATGATAGCAATCAGTAAGTACAACAAGCAGCATCCTCTCAGAGTCTTTGAGGCATTCGCAGGATATGGCAGTCAGAGCCTAGCCTTCAAGTACCTCAAAGATAAGCATCCTGAGTTCGACTTCAAGGTAGTGGGCTACTCAGAGATAGAACCATCAGCCATCCAAGCCTACGGACTACTACACGGAAGAGACATACCTAACTTCGGAGACGTGACAAGGATAGACTGGAATGAGGTTCCCGACTTCGACTTCATATCATGGTCTTCACCATGCCAAGATTTCTCCAATGCAGGACTTAGACAAGGAGCAGAGGAAGGCAGCGGCACACGCTCATCCCTTATCTTTCAGGAGAAAAGAATGCTGGCAGTCAAGAAACCAAAGTACGTTATGCTAGAGAACGTGAAAGGTCTACTCACAGATAAGATGAGGAAGTACTTCTTCCAGTACCTCAAAGACCTCGACTCCTTCGGTTACACCTCCTTCTACAAGGTACTGGACGCAAAAGATTATGGTGTACCTCAACATCGTGAACGTATCTTCGTTATCTCCATACTCAGAACAGAGGACGAGCCGAACCCAGAGTATCACTTCCCTTCACCTATCAAGTTAGAGACAACGGTTGAGGACATCTTGGAAGACAACGTATCTCCCGAATATTTCCTATCACAGCCCCTTCTCGAAAAGTATCTCACAAAAGCAGACATCAATGAATCAATCGAAAAACTCTACCCCGAAGATAGCAATACCGAAAACTGCTGATGGATGCTATGTAGCAGTCACAGCCAGTTTCTCTATGATAAGTATCATGAACCTCATAGACACCGCTCATTATCCGAAAGGTGGAGTTTTAATCATCAGAAGAATCAAATAGTATGCGAGAAACGTGGAAAGAATGTGTCGGTTTCCCCAACTACCAAATTAGCAATCTAGGTAGAATCAGGAATAAAGACAAGATAATGAAACCGCACAACAGATGGGATGGATATTATCATATAGGTCTATGGGGAGAAGATGGCAAAAGGCACTACCCAGTAATACATAGGCTGGTAGCCTTAGCATTCTTACCCAATCCTCAAAACCTTCCGCTTATCAACCATAAAGACGAAAATCGGCACAATAATAGGTTAGAGAACCTTGAATGGTGTGACTCCTCTTATAATATAAGATATTCGTTGAGAAGGAGAAAGTATGGAAGGAAAAGGATAATAAAGCCCAATGAAGTCTTAATCATCAAAAGAGTAAGCTAATGTGCGACAAAATTATAAAGCTAGCAAACCTCCAAATCAAAGGCAGGATAGAGCAGCAGACCAGAGTCTACTCCACCAAGGGAATCTCCCCTACTCTCAATTCTGCTATGGGTCACGGAGGTAATTGCATCCCACTATTCTTAATCGTCAAAGAGATATGACATTCGTAACCATAATGAACAAAGAAATCATTCACACCGCACCAAACGGAAAGAAATACTCCATCCAAATCAGAAAGTACACTCCAAGAGATTGTTTCCGACTGATGGGAGTTCACGAAGCTGATATAGACAAACTCCTGAGCAAGGAGAAGACTGGTCAACTCATTATCAGCAAGAGCAAACTCTATGCCCTAGCAGGAAATTCAATAGTAACCAACTGCCTGACCGCCATGTTCGAGGAACTGATATTCCCATCAGGGAATCACTACCACGACAAGACTGGTCAGCTATCACTCTTCTAGCTTATGGATATTTTTGGATATATCAAGATAGGCAAGCGTATCAGCAAAGCGCACAAAGCCATGTTTACCCACAAGACCATGGTAATATGGTACAAAGGCAACCCAATCATCGGAACAATGCACGATAGCTTGTGGTATCAACAAGACTTGAACGGAATGTGGGAACTATTAATGTTCCAGTCCGAAGTCACACACGTCTCATTTTTACCTTCGCCAAATGAAGACAGAGAAAGAAAAAATCCTAGCCATCATCGCTGAGATTCAGGCAGAGCGTGAAGCTGCCCACATCGTGCCGCCCCACGTCCTCACAGCCGAAATCATCAACAGAGGATTCCATAAACCTTATCAAGCCATCAACGAGTTATGTGATGAAGGCAAGATAAACTGGTGCCGCACCCTCAACGATATGGCATTCACTATCAGAAAATAATAAATCAAAACAATATGAAAATTATAACGCATAAAGAATTGGCATCCTTAGCAGAAGATGCTTTTAAGAATGCCGACAAGCATGGTTTCTATACTGAGAGCACAGAAATAGAAACCGCATTAATGCTCATCATCACGGAAATGGCAGAAGCTGTTCAGGCAGACCGCCACAATCGCCACGGAAGTATCGAAGACTATGAGAGCGAGATTCAGATGGGCAGAGATATTCCTACCGCCTACAAGAACGCTCTTGAAGGAACGGTTGAATCCGAGTTCGCTGATATTGCCATTCGTATCTTATCACTCTTAGGATGGATGAACAGCAAAAGCCCTATTAAAATAAATAGCAATTCTGTTCTTGCTGATGAATATGAAATTGGCAGGATTCAATACACGATTCAAAACAATATTCATAGGAGCAATATCGCAGCCGATTTATATCGGTTAAATGGAAAGTTTAGTTCGTTTGTTGATAATGAATCATCTTATTGGTTCGTATCAAAAACTCTACAGAATATTCTTATGCGGACTTTCGCAATCGCCCACAATCACAATATCGACCTGATGGAGCACATCAAGTTGAAAATGCAGTATAACGAATCACGTCCGTATCTTCACGGATGCAAATATTAGGAGGACAAAATTATGTTTGGAATAGAACAGATTTCAAGAAGGTGCTTAATGACTTTGAGTGATGGTAGCAAGCTACAAGTTACCATCTACATTCCAAAGCTCACCAAACCCATCTTCCCTGAGCAGATGTAACGCAATATCATCGAGAATTTTAACAAATCGCAACCTCTTGCAGTAAACAAGGTTGTTAAGTGTCACATAATGAGGAATTAGTTATGGAAGATTTACCTATAGGCTCAGAAATCGTCTTGAAGGTAGTTGAAAGCGAGACAGAAGAATGTAATGGTTGCTTCTTTGACGAGATAAGCAGCAATATTTATGAAAATATCTGCAAAGATATTTGTTGTGCCGCAACCGAGCGAAAAGACAAAAAGAATGTTCAATTTAAAAGGGTGAAGTAATATGGAAACAAAGATTAATGTAGCGGAAATTCTAAAGGATAAGCCAGTAAATACAAAGTTGTATTCGCCTTTGTATGGTGATGTATATCTTTCACATATAGGTGTAAGAAATGATATAAATGTACTGCATCATTCCACAATAAATGATTTTCTATATGATGGTAGATATGCAGCTTATAAAGAATCAGAAATACTGCTATTCCCATCAAAGGAAATGCGAGACTGGCGCAAATTTTGGAAGAAGGGTGATGTGTTAGTCAATAAAGACAATAACTCACATATTATCTTTGATAAGTTTAACGATGATACATATACAACTTTTATAGGTAAGTTATACTATGAGACAACTAAACATGGATATAATTATACTCATACATGTAGTCTTGTTAAGACGCAAGATTTCGATACTGAAAAAAGTGATATTGCTCAGACCTATACCAACACTATAGAGAAAATATTGGGTGGCAAGTTGAACATGGAGACCTTGGAAATTGAGAAGACTCAGCCTGAGTTCAAGCCATTAGATTATGTCCTCTGCAAAAACATAGCTTGCTACGACATGAAAGCGTATAATCTCTTCCAGTATGCCTATAAGAACAAAGAAGGTGTTCATATAATGGTTGGCGGTGCAGCCTTCATGGAGTGCATTCCTTACATAGGGAATGAAGAACTTTTAGGCAAAGAATAAAGATATGGAGGACTAGGTATGAATGATGAAATCATAGATGTTAACATTAGTTTTATCAATACTGATTATTTCTCAGTATCTGTAAGGGATGGGTATATTTCAGTTATTGGTAGAATAACCAAGTCAGAGATGGAAAATTTTATAAAGGCTCAATATTTCGAGATTAAAGAGGTATTGGATAAAAATAGTAAGAAAGGAAGATAATTATGATAGACGATAAGAAAATAGAAGAAGCTGCTAATAAGCATATTGAGACAGAGTATGCTAGATACAATAGTGGCGAGGTTGAGGAAGAAATGATTTGTCTTAGGGGCAAAGATAGCTTCAAAGAAGGTGCTAAGTGGGCTATCAATGAGTTCTTGAAGAACTTGTGGCATCAAACAAATAAAGAGCCAGAAGGATATGATGAATGGATATTGCTGCACTATAGTGTAGGTAACTATTATTCATTAGCCCAAGTCAAAGAATTCAAGTCTTGGAAAGGATTTGTTGAGAAAATGCCTATAGACGGGTGGCTCTATATTGATGATTTATTCGCATAGGAAGGAGGCAACCAATGAAAACATTTGTATTTGATATAATGCTCGACGGAAGATTCATCTGCACGTTAAAGTATAAATATTGTGCGCTCTTCCCGATAGATTTTGAAGATTTAGAAAAGTTCGTCCTCCAAAAGAGATCTACTTTGAAAGGTTATGATTTTAGAATTGTATTTTGATTATGAAACAGAAATTATTAAATATCAAGCACAAGTTAATCGCTTTATGGTGGTTCTTAACAAGAAAAAACTACTACCTTCTGTCATACAATGACAGAGAAGGCAAGTCTTTGGAAACCTATAACGTTGTAATTCCCGAGTTCATTGAATGGGTAAGAAAGAAGCATGGTGTTCCTACCAACCATGAGATAATCATGGAGTTGAAGAATATCGGCAACCTCTGTAGAAGCACAGATATTCTTGCATATAATGAGATTAAGGCATTGATTGAGAAACTTGAAAAGTAAAGCGTATGGAAAAGTTAGAATACATTCCAGGAGATTTGGTAATGGTAAAGAAGTCGGCACTTCAATTTGCTAAAGATAAAATATTTAAAGTAATATCTTCATTGAGTGGTGGCTTTGTTAAGGTAGTCATGTTAAACGATAGTAGTACAACATACTCTATTAGTAATAATGCTATTCGTCCGATTCCTATCACTCCAGAGATTCTAAAAAAGAATGGGTGGGAAAAACCTGATGGTTTTGATTCATATTGGCTTAACAAGATAGGATTGTTACAAGAGGGTGATACATGGCATTCTGCTTTAGGTAGTACAAAAATTGCTATCACTCTTGGTAATATTCTGTATGTTCATCAACTCCAGCACCTTCTATTCGGGATAGGCATCAAACACGAAATGGAGGTATAGGTATGGATGCAATGTATCAAGTTTGCAAATACTGCAAGCATGCAAAACCAACTGAAACAGATTTACTTTATTGTGAGATTTGGAAACGGAAGGTATGTGAGCATGAAAGTTGTGACGGAGATTCTGAAAACTATTTTGAATAAGTTAATAACGCCTTCGGGCATAAAAGATAGAATATGACAGTAGAAGAATTGATTAACGAATTATCAAAGATTGATGATAAGACTATGAAAGTCAACTTCCCATATTCTCATGGTACACAAGAGAATGGGAACCCCATGAATGTTAATAGTATATCAGTATTTGATGATTGTGTTGTGATTTATTAACCATCCTGCAAAGGATATAAATATAAGTAATATGGGTAAACAAAGAAAGAACCCACCTTGTCCTGTTTTTGAGAATATTAGATGTAAATATTCTGTGCAAGGGCAAAAGTGTAGAATAGATGGGTGTTATGACCCAGCAGAAATTGATAGAAATAGTAATATTCATTCTAAAATATAATTAATATGGAAGATTATCAGAAAAGAATGCTCGATGAGCATAGTGAGTTAAAAGACCGTTGGACAAAGCTGAATGCAGCTTTAGCTAAAGATGGTTTCCGTGAAAAAGTTGGAGACTATCAGTTTAAATTGATGAAAGAGCAGTCATTGGGTATGAAAAAGTACTATCTCGCTTTAACTGCTCGTTTGACAGATATGGGTTTATTGGAATTGTGGCGCATGCCCGAGAAGTAACTAACCACCCTCTCCTGCAAAAGGGAGAGGGTAAAAAGAGAAGAGAATATAATTATGACTTTAATGAATTTACAGAAAGAAATTGTTTCTATGATTGCTAAGTGTGGTTCAGAAACTCTTGTTGTTAGAACAGACAGCCAGAGTTGGATAAGAGATATAAAATGTCTAAAGCACGATAATATTGATGGTAGAGAAATGGTAATCATTGATTGAGGAGGAATAGATATGGATTTAGCAATATGTTTTGTGGCATTTGTTCTTATTGGAATAATGGTAAGTATTGACAATATAGCCAAAGAGCTTTCGAAAATAAGAAAAATATTAGAAGAAAAGGAGGAATAGTTATGGCACAAGAAGGATGGATATGCCCTAGATGCGGAAAGGTAAACGCACCTTGGGTAATACAATGTTCCTGCAATATGAACACTCAGATATTACCTAAAGTCGGTGCTCCTTACTATGAAGGAGACCAAGCAACATGTAATCATAAAGAGGATAAACAATGAGCAAAGAAAGATGGGGAAAAGATTTATTCCGAGACCACCGTATCGCCAAGGCGATAAGTTTAACTAGAAAGAAAAAATGGAGGTAAGTAATATGGAAGCAGGACAATTATTAGTGCTATTGTTGTCGTTTTGCGCTTTAGCATTACATATCAAGAATCGTAGAAGAAAGGGTTAATTATGGACAAAACAAAATTACATGCATCATTACTCTTCCTGATGCTAAAACTGGAAGAGGCAAAGAGCAACCCGATGTCTGACAAGAACTTTGTTGCTGCATTGACGGAAGTGCTCAGATATTTCCGTGACAACGGAGAGTTGAAGAAAGCCTATGAAAGCCAAAAGGATTCATTGGCAGACATGGCTAATGGTTCTTGGGTGAAAGCACTAAAGGAATATGTTTCCTCCAAAAACCAAGAAGACGGAGTTGATGAAAAGTTACCTGATATAGATGAACTTATTAAGGAACTAGCTTCTGATGAGTTCATCGAAAAGAAAATCAAGGATATTCTTGGAGATAACAATGTGGACGGAAAAGAGGAATAGCTTATGGGTGAATTGTTATTTGACATTTTTCTTTTTTCTTGTACGACTGCTATAGGGTTTATAATAGGATATTATTCACGAAAGTAAAATAGATTATGAAAATAGAAATTAAAAGAGTAACAGACTGGCAGCGTGTTGTGGATGCTGCTCGGTTCACACAAGGCAAGGAACCGCTGGGACATGAGCCTAGCGATGAGTTCAAGAAACAGATGATTCTCAGCGAGCATTCACCGCTCAGAGAATTGGAGTTCGATATTAAGATGTATGGCATACCATACTGGGTGAGTAACCATTTTGTTCGCCATGTTCATGCTCAGCCATTCGTTTCCACATCTAGACCAGATATTACTGGCTCCAATGTATCTCGTCACGATATGCGTCAGGATGATTTGGTCAACTTGCAGTTATCCCTCAACGCTCAGGAAATTATCAATATCTCCAAGCTAAGACTCTGCAACAAAGCATCCTACGAGACAAGAAAGATATGGATACAAGTGATTGAAGAGTTGAGGAAAATCGAACCACGTCTTGCTGCTGCTTGTGTCCCACAATGTATCTATAGAGGATTCTGTCCTGAACCAAAATCATGTGGAAAGACACAAACAAATGTTTTTCCTATTTATAGAGAAAACTACGAACATTTATTTCTAATCGGTGAACGTATAAAATTAGACTATGAAATATCCAAAATTTAACGTCAATGAATTTGTCAATGGACACTTCGAGTACACCACTCCATGCCCATTCGGCATTCAAGGCAAGTACACCCATGAAATACTGATGGTAGGTAGCCTTGCTTGCCAGCGATGCGAGCACTTCCGAGGTATCAACAAAGAAGATGGTATCGTATCTTGTGGAATCGAATAGTTTTAAGAGTGCAGCCTATCTGCATTCTTCTTAATAATTAATCAAATTTTATATATGAATACAAAGAAAATCTCAATCATTCAGCGTATCAAGGAGAAGTTCCTTGGTAAGCAGTTCTTTATTGCAGTAATCGCTAACAAGGGAACCAGTTCCTACTTCGTCAACTCTACCATCTACCGCTCAGAGAAGGAGGTGAAGGCTTACAAGAAATACATCACCACAGACGAGCGTATGAAACAGAGCTTCGATTTCGTAGGCTATTACGGTTTCCGTTCAAAGTTCGACTTCCGCATTCCTCTTAGCGGAAAGCCAGTATCAGTTGAAGAGGCAAAGAAACTGGCAGAGAAGTAGTATGGGAAAGTTGATAGACCTTACTGGACAGCGTTTCGGCAGATTACTCGTCTGCCGAAAATCTGATAAAGAGAACCACCAGCATGGTGCGTTCTGGATATGCAAGTGTGATTGTGGCAGGGGTTGTACGGTTCTAGGTTCTGCTCTTCGTGACGGACGAACCAAATCATGTGGCTGTTACCGCTCAGAGCGAGCATCTGCCATCATCACCAAGTATGGCAACCGCAATGGCAGACCAAAGCGGAAAGAGAAAGTTAACGGATAATATACATTTTATCACTTTTCATATTATATTTGCAACATGAAATTCAAGTATTTAATAGATAAAGTCAATGGTTTCAGGCACCGCAACGTTTTTGTGGTACTGGACGGAAGAGCCAACTCGGTCACGCTCTCCAAGGGCATCTATGACCATATCATGCAGAAGGAGCGAACAGACAATTCCATCTTCGTGTTCAGGTTATCTGACCGAGGTACATACGGATTCTGCATGCGTGAGGACTGGGAAGAACTTCGCAAAGCCAACACCACCTTCGCTCAGCTTCAATTTAATCAGAAGTATAAGAAGGTAGGTTTCAGAAGTGACTACCCTTCCATCACCGCCATCCTTGATGAGTACAACCTTCCTCTCAACAGAATGGTTCGCCTGACTTGCATCCCACGCAAGTCACAAAAAGGAGAACCCTATTACGAAATCATGCGACCGAACTCAAATTTAATCACATGGCAACAAGACAAGAAGTAATACTCAAAGGGCTTACCCACTCTCCATCCGACTACGATTGTCAGGATGGGGAGTTGGCAACCTGCCTCAACCTCATCAACGAGGATGGGGCACTCCCCCCTATTCAGCAGCCGATAATAGTAGAGAGTAGCAAGAATATCACCATACACCAATATAGTTCAATAGAACTGGTTCATAAGGTGACACACAATCAGGCTATTCACTCCCACTATATCATACGTACCTCGGACCCACAAGATAGGGAAAGATGGGGATGGATAGAGCAGGATTCTGTAGATGATACACCAACAGAGTTCCTGCTTGGCGATGATTTTCACGTCAATTCCGTTTGCGCCATCGGAAACGTCTTGTGCTTTGTTGGTATTAAAACTACCAAATATGCTATATGGAAGACTGGTTCTTATCTTATTTTCGGAAAAGATGATTTGCAGTTTGGTATTGAGATTGCCAACACTTATCATCAAGACCTTACCTTAAAGGTAGAAGCTGGAGATGATTTCTACAAATACTTTATTGTAGAGGATGGAAATCTCAATTTGTACTACAATACAAGTGCTATTGGTACGAGGAAGATGTTTACAGACCTTGATGCGATTGCCAACAAGAAACTTGCAGAACTCGGAACAGAGTATCTCAAAAGAAATGTTTTCGGTGTGGCTGCTCTTCGTCTTTACGATGGTACATACATCAATATATCAAACCCTTTTGTTCTTCCTAGTGCAGAGTCTAACGCTGTTTCAAGAAAGATAAACATATACAAAGACCCAGTAAAACCTGATGCTCCAAACGGAAAGACTATAACATCAGGTGTCGGCATCAACAAATACACCATAGAAATTAGAGGAGTTGGCAACTTGCAGCAATACGAGGATATTGTTCAGGGAGTTGATATATTCCTCACCAATGGCGAAAGTTTCTATCAGATAGATAAATCTTATAAAATAATCCGTACTGCTGATTATGGAGATATAGACTACGTGCTTTTGGATGATATGAACGCAATAGACGTTCACGACACAATCGGCAATATGCCTTTCTATCATTCGATATTAATTCCTCTTAGTGAATTTGAACATCCGAAAGTTGTTAAGAGGCCAACGCAAGCAGAGGAAAACATTTCTCTTGCCGACCTCAACCGAATAGCATTTGGCGGCACTACTGCTATTACATACAATAACAGACTGCACATCGCTGGCATCAGAAAGAACATAGATTCCAGTTTGGTTCGCCAACCATACGGCTACAAGAATGAAGAATATCTTACTGCCATATACGAGATTCCGACAAACAACGGAACATACTATCTGAACGGATATATTGGTAACTATCAGGATATTATCGCTGTGCCAATTAGTGATGTGAAAGAGATTGTCGTTTACGAAAAACGCACATCTGGGTATCGTAAAAAACGTTTTAAATTATATAGCCCTTCTAATTTTGGCTTGTCATTTTTCGTGCAAACTCTAACTGGAGGTATTGATGATATTATGGGAGGCGATTGGTATGATATTACGGAATCAGACTGGAATGCAATCAAGCAGAAAGCAGATAGTTTTGCCGCATCAAACTCAGATGATTCTTACCAGCCTTCACTTATCAGAGTGAGCGAAGCTGAGAATCCTCTGGTCTTCCCTGCCAAGAATAGTGTTCAGGTTGGCTCATCCATCGTTAGTGCAATGGCAGCAAATACCCGACCAATCAGCGAAGGTCAGTTTGGTGATGCCCCACTCTACGCTTTTACCGATGAAGGTGTTTGGGTATTGATGCTTGGAGAAGAAGGAACCTATATTGCCCGACAGCCAGCCAACAGAGATATTTGCTCTAACCCTAAGGGCATATTGCAGATTGATGATGCAGTTCTGTTCCCTACCGAGCGAGGTATCATGATGCAGCGAGGACGAGAATCTGAGTGCATTACAGATGTGTTGGATGGCTTTCCATTCGACTTCACTCTAATATACAGCTATTCCAAGAAAAATCAATACTACCCTATCTCTATTCTTGAACTACAAGATTTTGAAGATGGAGAAGTAGCCTATGTTAGATTCAGGAAGTATCTGAAAAATGCCGATATGATTTACGACTATTACGATAGCCGTATCATCGTCTTCAATCCTAGCTATGGCTATGCGTATGTGTATTCCCTGAAAAGCAATTTGTGGGGAACGATGGTGAATGTGTTCGCCAAGCGAGTTAATAGCTACCCTGAGTCATACGCTATCAACGGTGCAGGAAAGATTGTTAATGTTTACGTTGAAGAACCGAGCGACAACATTCCTTTCTTTTTCTGCACACGACCATTGACGCTTGGTCAGGGAGATAGCCATAAGACTATGTTTACTTGTCTTATCCGTGGTTATTGGACGTGCGACTCCAGCAAATCTAACGGACAGATTCTTTTTGGAAGCAACGATATGAAACATTGGTTCTATATCGGTTCTTCTATAGACAATAGTCTTAGAAACTTGGTTGGCTCTCCATACCGCTATTTCAGAGTTGCCGTCATTGGTAAGATGAACGCTGATGAAAGCATCAGCAGCATTTCTACTGCTTTCCAACCAAGATGGCAGAACAAACTTAGATAAATATTTTTTTACTATTTTCTATAATTACAATAAAGGGTAGCAGTCCGTGATGGATAGCTACCATTGCTTTATCTTAGCCTTAAACGACTAACCTAAAATGGATGCAAAGCGATTCTTGCTCTACCAGCCGAGCGGTTGCTGGCATCCTTTATCTTCTGTTTCTTATCCTCAGCGAGTGCCCAGAATCTATCAGCACCATCAGGATATACAATCATCAACCACTCATAAAGGCATTGGTTCACGATGTAGTCATGCAAGTAGACGGTCATGGTATGTACACTTGTTTTCGAGAAACCTTGCGACATCCTCATCGCCAAGTAATAGGCATCCTCCTCGTTGGTAGGCGAGCCTATGCACTCTTCCCATTCGTTGGAATCAAAGCCGCCACCAAGCATTTCCACCTTGGTGAAACGGAAAAGCATTTCTCTGCAATCCTCTACTGCTGAGTCTAGAATCCTTGCTAACTTATCTCGGTTTCCTTCCTCTGATACGTCAAACACATTCTTTAATTGTTTTGCATCTATACCTTTCTGCTTGGAATAAGAATCAGCAAAAGAAAAAGCAGTATTCTTGATGTCATATACCAACTCATTCTTTTCCAACTCTATCATCACTTTATATCCTTTATTACAATACCTCATATCCTATCCTCCTATCTTGTTGGTCTTTTACGTGTATAAATGATTGCGTCAATCTTTAGCAGCAAAACGTTTGCCTTGGAGAGATAATCTTCCACCTTATCCTTATAGACTACTGAGCACCATTCTGCTACTATTTTGTTGACTACATAACTAAAAACCGTTGATTCTAAGGTCTTAAATAAACTCTCATTAAAAAGGCTGCTTACTCTCAGACCAAAGACCTCGTTGCTGCCTGAGTCACACTTCTGCCATCCAAGAATACTCTCCAAGGCTACGGAAACATCATCAATGGAATCTTCCCAAAAGCCTTCCAGCATTTCTCTATCAGCTTCCGTCACAAACACTTGGTCATACAGACTTTTTCCGTTTTTATCCAAGTTCTTTCCTCCTATGTAGGCAGTAGTTTTTGCCACCTCCTCATAGATGTCACTTTTCGTGATTGTCAATGTGAAATTTGCCATTCTTTATCTTTTTATAGAGTTTATAACCTAATACGATTAGCAGCATGCAGAGTGCTCCAAAAGACCATACTGCATACTTCAACTGAAACTGCTCCAACTTGGAGAGTTGTTTTTCTACTGGGTAGGGAACTGGGATGGAGTCTCTTTTCAGGAAGGAATCCACCTTCACCTTATACACATTTTTATAAATGCTCTTCTCATGCCATCGGTCAAGAAAGCAAGTATCTCCCTTCTGTCTGAGGAAGATTGAATCACGCACAAAAACGCTGTCAGAAGTATACAGCGTATCGTGTTTTACTACGTCCCGACATATAACTTTTTCCATCGGGACGTATTTTGTCTTGCATCCCGACAGAAGAAAAGCCACCAGCAAGATACCAATCACGTAGAGTGCTACTTGCCAAAAATCAGTATCGTACCATTTTACTTTCATAGGCTAAACATTAAAGACCTTCTTTGCTCTTGTAAGAAACTTTCGTCTTGATTTCAAGCCGTTGGTTCCACCATTGATTGTCTTGGTAATAGCCACGAAACTATCACTATCAGCCAGTTTGTTCAGGTCATGTTTCCACCACCACCACATAGCACTCTTCGTTGCTCCTAGCGGAAGCTCCAGCAACTGAGGATTCTCCATGATGTCACCAGTGCAATACTTGCTGTTCTGATAAGCCTGATAGTTGGCTCTGCCAGTAATCTGAATCAAGCCCCTACCCCGATACTTGTAGCCATCACCATCTTTAAGGTTGCCGAGCATGTTCTTCAACTTGCCCACATCATACCTATGGAAGTAGTCCTTGTTGCCGAGTTCCTTGGTGTATCTCAGTTCTCCACTCTCATGTGCAATTTGAGCCAAGAAATGAGCCATTCGCTTAGGAGTATCAATATGGAACACCTCAGCATAGCCATTGATATAAGGAAGAAACGCATCCACCTTATCCTTGGCATTCGGCATAATAGCCAAAATCTGTTCTCTTGTTACCTTCATATTACTTGCCCTCCTTCACTTGTTTCAGCATACTTGCGAGTTCATCCTTCACCTTGCTCTCAAAGTTGCCTAGTTTTGTCTTGAAATAAACGTTTACCCCGAATATTGCTCCAGAGTAAACCAATGTCTGACTGACATACCACAGCACACCATCAGACACCACATAATTGTTGAGAAAGAATGATAGGAAGGTGAGTACAACACCACTCACTAGCATTCCTATAGCTGCACCATATTGCAATCCTTCACGTACATTTGGAGTCATATCTTATATTTATATATTATTAATAATATGCAAAGATAAGAAATGATTCCCAATTAGTTACTTTATCCGTTTATTGTGTGCCATATTTTGCTGGTAGGATACAAGCAGTCAGGGTCTTGCAGATACTCGATAGCCATCAAAACCACCATTTCCTTCAACTCATCAGCATCTTTGCTATATCGCTCCAGCATCACATGATGGTCACTTCTCATCAGGTTCATAGTAACAGCCAAATCATGGATGGTATAGTCAGAAATATCATCCTGATGCTTGTCAAAGGCTTCTCTTATCTCATCATCCGAGAAGAAAGGAGCCGTATGCTTGGTTCCGTCAGCATCCTCATACCACATCTTGCTGATAGCATCATCGGCAAAGTGTTTGTCAAAATGCTCTTCGCTCAACACACCATACACCATCGCACAAAGATGATGCTCCTCCACATCGCTCAACTTGCATGAGAGATACTTGCCGACTGCCTTAGCTATAGCCAACATCTGTTCAGGAGCCATTTCCTGCTGATACTTTTCTACGAAATCTACGAAATTCATACCTATACAAATTAAAAGTTTATGATGTTGCAAAGATACGAATATCTTAAACGCAGCACCATAAACTCGTAGACATTTCTGTAGCTATCTGAATATCAGACAAATACAATTACGATAAAAACACCTCATTTCTTTATTCGTCCTTAAATCTGGTTCTCTTCTCTCCACCCCTCGTCCAGATGTCGTTTTTCTTGCGTTTCGCCACCTTTCCGATAACGTCATTCTCGTAAAGTTCGGGCTTATTCTCCCTACCTTTGGTCTCTGAAGCAACACCACCATTCGGGTTGCCACCTTGGCTGGCATCAGGTTTCCCATTGCCATACCATTCCTTGTCACTTGGTTTGTCTGCAATCATAACTATAAACTATTAACTATTAACTATAAACTAAGCAGCAAGCGGTGGGTTCTGTCCGTCAGGACTCACTCCCTGACCGCTCATCATCTGCTGCAACATCGCCTGAGCCTTCGGATTGCTCTGTGATGCCTGAGCAACTTGGGCTTGAAGCTGAGGAGAGAATCCTTGTGGAGTCTCACCATTCTGAATGGCTTGCTGGTTGGATGCAACCGATTGCAGCAACTCCTCTCCAAATGGGAAATCTCCTACTTGCAGCAACTGCTCCAGCGTGATAGCCTGATTCTGCCACAAGGTCATAAGGAACTCATTCGCCATCTGTCTATAAACTGGAGTAGCCGTACTTTCCGTGATGTTGATGTCAAACTCCACGTCTCTAATCTTCTTAGGGTCATAGTGTACAATCTGTCCTGCCCTACCAACAATATTGAAGTTACGAGCCACGTCATAGTACTGCTGCATATTCTTCACAGTCTTGTAAGCACCATCAATGATAAACTGGCTGAAAGTCTCCAAAATATCAAGCAGCGACATGGTAGCATTCTGTGTCTGCTGGGCATAGAGCGAACCGCTCGTACCTGATACTCCTGGTTTACCTTGCAGCGCACCATTCACTCCCGATATATCCTCGAAGAACTTCAACTGATAGCTGAGCAAATCACCGATACCGATATTCGTAGAGTTGTTCGCCACTTGCTGAGGAACCTGACCGCTCTTGTTGGGCTTGTATCTCACCACACCATTGAACCTACTCCACTCATCGCAGAAATCATCCCAACTCATATCATCAGGCAGACAATCCTCAGGACAGAGCAGCACACCCTTGGCACTCGCCCTCATGATGAAATCATACATCGTGATAAGTCGGTTCACGTATCTCTGCTGGTCTATCACATCTTCCACGAAGCTGTGTATCTCACCATCAATGAACGGATAGAACTTAAAGCAATATGGATGCTCACCATGAGCATAAGGGGTCTCGCCTTCTCTCAGAATATCACCGAAAGGAGAAAGGTAGTAGAAATGCCAGTAATCATCCATAAACCACTCGGCATCAATCAGAGGAATATCCTCTTCCAGCATGCCAGCAGCCATACCTCGCCTGATTCTGTCTCTGTTCTCTGCATCTACAATATCAGCCTTATCCTCAATATCAATCTTGAAATCATCGCCATTGTTGTAGTCGTGGCATCGGTACCTTGGCTTACTCTCCTTGCGCCAAACCTCAATCACTCGGCAGAGCGAAGGGTTGGCAGGATTCATAAAGTCGATGGTCTTAGGGTCGAACTCACCGAATCGCTGAGTGCAGTCTGCAATCACGAAATCTCGGTTAGCCGCCAACCGGTATATCTCCTTCAACTTACGAGCCTCAGCAGGAGACTTGGCAAACTCTCTCAGTACGTTTCCGATGGTTATGTCATGCACCTCACCCAAGCAACTCACGTCCCAACCACGGAAATCCCTCATATTGTTGTCTATGAAGAAATTGTTCGGGTTCACGTAGTCCGTCCAGCAATCCAACCTACCTCTTCGCCATCCATACTTTTTCTTATAGATAGCAGCACCGCTTATCAGGAACTCTTCCATGGTTCGGGCATCCAGTTCCGTCTCTCGGTTCAGTTGTCGGTTACATTGCAGTACCACGCTCATGGTCTCACCATATCGCTTCTCATCCTTATCTCTTGCATTGCACGTAGGTTCCTTGCTCTGGGAACGATATACACCCAGCACATTCTTCACCAACCTACGGATAAGGTTGTTCTTCAATGGTTCGCTACCCTGCTCACGGATATAGTCTTCCTCCCTGATACGCTTAGTAAAACCGCACTTATTTTTGAACTCAATGGTATCGCCCCACTGGTCTCCATAGCAGTATCGCTTGTTTCTCAGCCTTCGCTTTCGGAAGTTATCCATGTTGTTATAGTATCGTTGAGCCTCCAGCAAGATTGAGAAGGCACGCTCGTATGGCTTGTCAAATCGGTTCTTGGATGCCTTCACGCTATCCAGTTCTTCCTTGTCAAGCACCCTACTCAACGATAGCAGTTTGGTTTCTTCTTTCTTCTTTGCCATAATTTATGATGTTGTAGGTTCAACAATATGTGCCAACTTTCTAGCCACTCCAAGGAATCCGCTTGCAGTATCGGTATCGCCAAGGCTGACACAAGTGAGATAGCCAGCCATGTAAAGAATAGAATCTTTCAGGACGGAAGGCAAACTGATTTTCTGTTCGGTAGTGATAGATGGAATCTGAACGTAGATGAATGCCAACGTAGCATCCTTCTTTGTGCTGGTATATAGTTCGATACTCTTGCCGTTAGCCGTATGCACGATAGCCCCAATCGGTCGCTCAGGATTTCCCCTCACACCATATTTGCAGTTCTGATACTTGTAGGCATCATCACTCTCTGAAATGATTTCGGCAGGACGGTTCCATCCTTCTGCCTTCACAGAAAGGATTCTCAGCATATCGGTAGGCAAAACCATCTTACCCACGTAATAGCCGTTGCTATCCGTCCATGTCACTTCATTCGTACACGCAGTACCTTCCACCATATCCTCAGGAGCTTCAGAAAGAATGATTCTTGCTGCATCTACGATTTTACTCTCAATAAGTTCTGCTTGCGAGAGTGTATCAGAATCGCTAGGAGCCAGCAAACCAGCAGACTCTTGGTTTCTATCCAAGAGCACCTTCACATCTTTCACTAAATCAGATACAGCATATTCTACCATTACTCTAAACCTTCTAGTTCAACACCATTTTCTTTAGCAATCGCCAAGATGTCTTCCTTGGTCTTCATCTTGGAACGGCTCACACCATAGGTCTCAGCCAGATAGTCCTTGGCATCCTCAACGTCTGTCACTACGTGGGTCTTCTTCTCGTCAGCCACTTTCTTCTTTGCCTTGGCAGCAGCCTTCTTCTTGGCTTCCGCAGCTTCCTTCTTCTCGTCAATACTCTCCACCAAGAAGAACTTGTCGTTGAACCAATAATGAGACTCGATAGCCTTCTGTACCTTCGGGTCTCTTGTCATATAGACACTACTTCCCATGGTCTTACCCTCAAAAACAATACGCATTCGCTCATCACCTACCATAACGCTGAATGCCAAATCAGTACCTGCTTGATATTTATTAAACATGATTATACCTTATTATATATATGTGTTACTAAAAAAGGGATGGGGCTAGTGCCCACACCCCTCACTATTTGATGAATAAATTGCAATTCTACTTGCTTTTAGGCAGCAGCCTTGGTTCCCTCTGTATCAGAAAGGCTATCTGTTGCAGGAACCTCAGCAAGGCGCATACGAGCGTGTGCCTTAGGGTACTTCAAGTACAGACAAGCTACCTCCTGAATAACTACTGCATCGGTGTTACGGATGCCAGCCTTCTTCAAGTCGAGCACGTTTCGAGTCCAAGACAAGTGTACTCGCTTAACCAAGAACTCAGGGTCAAGGGCAAAGCCGCAGTCGCTCATGCCGAAGATGTCAAACAACTCAGAGTGAATCATCAACACCTCACCGAAGTCAGTCTCCCAACTCTTGAACTTTAAGTCCCAAACCTCAACGGTGTCTTTCAAACGGAACTTGTCAGAATCAATCTTACTGAATGCGCTCACGAAATCTGAACCAGCGATAATCACCTTGCGCTTGTTGCCGATACCAGTACCAACAAACAAGTCTTTTGAAATGTCAACCAACTCCAAATCAGTAATCACTCGTTCATTCTTGCCGTAGCCCTTCTTAATATCGTCAGCAGTAGCAACATGACCTACCTCAATATCCTTACCAGCCATCCACCAAATACCCTTGGTAAACCACTGGGCAGAGTTGTTCTTGGTAGTATGCTTGATACAAGCCATATCACCGAAGAGATAAGTACCTTCCATCGCAAGACGCATATCATAGATACTATCCTCCTCGATGTCAGAGAAATCCCAGTCTACTCGCTTAGCTGCAATCTTATTAAAGGTACTCTCCTCTACCTGAATCATGAAGTTCTGGCAGTACTGAATCTCAGAATCAGGAAGGTTGTTGAAACGACCTGTCTGTACATCCAACTCACCGCAACTCTTAGCCATACGGATAAGTACCTGACCCTTCTTCAAAACAGGAATGCCGATAGCCTGCTTGCTGACCAACTCACCATTTACAGCATACACAATAGGATAACCCTCTGTATCTTTACCGCAAACGCAAAGTTCCAAATCAGGAGTAGGAGCATCTGTAATTGTTGAATAGGCAACACCCTTATAGTTGGTAATAGCCTTCACACCCACCACTCGGATGGTATCATCCAAAGTAAACATTTCAGGGTCTTCTACCTTCAATACCATAGATGTACCAGTACTCTTCGTGGTATCCTCCTTGACGGTTGTCTTGATAGGACGTGTACCGATACTCCAATACTCAACTACAAACGAACTAGCAGGCTTGGTTGTCGCATAGCGTGAAATCTGGTCAACTGGAGTAGCCATCGGACGAATCTTGGTAATCTTGTCGTTGATGTCGTTCTCATAGAACTCCGTACCATTCTCGTTAAAGTGCTCACGACCTTTTCCCTCAGTAGCGATACCATCATCCTGACGAGCCGCACCACCATTGCCAGCATCATCGGCAGCAGTAGCACCACCAGCTTCCGCAGCATGACCACTCTCGGTAGTACCGCCATCAGGCAGAGCCGCCTCAGCCATGATAACCTGACCATTCACTCCAAAAATAACTGCCATAACCATCAGGAAGACGGAAAGCAGCCGATTAAATGTACTTTTCTTCATTGTTATCCTAAATTAATTAAACATTATATATTATCTTTTTACCTTTTCTCATTATCGAATGTGTGTTCTCTTCTCGTTGCCACGCTGCCAGATATTACCCCTACGTGATATTCTACCAACAGCACCAAGGTCAGGCTGATTATCCGTAGGCTTGGTCTCTGCATTGGCAGAATCAAGGTCAGCAATACCATCACCCTTCTTTCTCAGTTCAAGGTTCTTGACGTGCTTGCTGTTCTTGCCACGAACCTCACCTTCATGGGCAGCATCAGCCACATCAGTATCATGGTTCTTAGCCTTGATGAAAGCAGTAATCATTTCCTCTGTAAACTTGCCAGTCACCACATTGCGCATGGTCTGAAAGCACTGGTCAATTGCATCATTCACAGCTTCCTCGCCATACTTCTCTTCCAACTTGTCGAATACCTCATAGCTGGAAGGCATATTCTTGTCATACTCCTCCTGCAATTTCTTGCCGTTGGCAGCATTCTGCAAGAACTCCGACTGAGCCGATGCAATCTCATCCGCATTATCAGGGTCTGAATAGTAGTCAATGGCATCCTCGCCATGTGTACGAATCAACTCAGCGTAAGGACTCTTGCCAGCCTTCATCGCTTGAAGGAAGGTAGCCGCCTCAGGGTCACTACCCAGCCAATCGCCCATCGCCTTTTCGTTATCCTTATACCCCTGCAAAGCCTTCTGGTCGGCATCATAATCATCGTTGATGGCTCCATACATAGCTTCATCATCCGCATACTCCGTATTAGGGTGGCGGGTCTTCAAACGCTCCAAAGCCAAGTCTCTCTTGGTCTTGGTATCTTGCTGTTTTGCAGCACCAGCATTCTGCTCAATATTTGTATTATCGTCCATATATATATGTGTATATTTATAAATCAATGCCCAAAATTAATGCTTTTTTCCGATTTTCATCTTTTATCCGTTAATTTAGTCTAATCGGATGCGACTAATTCAATACTTTTTTGTATATTTGCAGGGTCAGATATGAAATATAAGGATTCACGATGCTATTTTATAGAGGAACGTGATGCTGATTTATTGAGGGCTTACAAAGAAATTATTAATGTAAGAGACAATATCAGACTCTCAGAGATTGAGGAAAAGCTAGCCCAATCTCCGAGCAGAAGATTTTGGGTTTCAGAAGACCGTGCTTATATAGTCATATTAGACTTACTGAAAGGAAAACCTCTTGATAATATGATACCTACCCGAAAGGAAATGTATCAGGAGATTTTCAGACGATTCCAGATTCATAAGAGTAATGAGCCATATCTCAGTAATATGGATATTATCAAACGTGTATGTGCTGAAAAAGCACCCAGTTTCTATTTGACTCCTCAAAGCATACACGTAATTCTTAGCAGGGTGAGAAAGGAGGAGAAGCAAAGATGCTACGAGATACGAAAGAGAAGATTGCGCTTTATGCTGGGTACATTATAATAATGTGTATCACTTTTCTTGGATATGATGGCATGGGTCTCTTTGACGATTGTTCTATTCAGAACCGACTAAGCTACCCTTTCTTTCATCAGAACATCTTTCATGCTGCCATCAACCTTTATGTTTTCCATCAATGCTACCGAGCCATCCCTTGTGGCATCGGTCACTTGGTGGCATTCTATCTCATAGCCATCAGCTATCCTTTTGCATCATCCGTACCAATCATCGGTCTAAGCGGCTTTATCTATGCTTACATGGGCTTTATCGCCCCCTACGTGGAGAATAAGGTAAGATACAATCTCACCATTCTCCTATATATCTGTGTTGGAATCTTCTTCCCTTGCATGGCAGTTGGAGTCCACATCTATTGCTATGTACTTGGTCTGTTGTGGGGTTATCTAAATGCACCGCTATGCCAAGACAAGTAACCGCCAAACTGACTGATGCTGTAGACAAACATGTGCTTGGCATCCTGAAAGAGAACGAGAAACGAATCAAGGAAATCAACACGCCATTCAATCCTATCAAGGGTGAAGGTTGTGGAGATAAGCGATTCCTGCTCTTTCTTCCTGATTTCCCGATTCAGAAACAGCAGCTTCCAGTTTCCATGAAGAAGATTCCGCTCGTCAAGATGCTCATCGAATTTGGTAGCTGCAAGGATGTAATCAATGAACTGCACAAGGATATAGACGAGCCGTACAACCTAGAGGAAGAAATGGAGCAACTGGTGGAGCAATTCACTCGCATCAGGATGAAACACGACCCTTTCTTCTTCTTTGCCACATTCATCTATATCAAGCCGAAAGGTGGAGGTCTCCCCTTCCGTTTTGTGCTCAGAAGACCGCAGCGAAGACTGCTCAGGTGGCTGGAGGAGCGAAGAAAGAAGAATCGCCCTATCCGTCTCATCCTGCTGAAAGCCCGACAATGGGGAGGTTCTACGGTTATTCAGATGTACTTTCTCTGGCTGCAACTCATGTGGCAGAAGGGTCTCAACTCGCTCATCGTGGCTCAGGTCAAGGACACAGCAGAGACCATCCGTGGTATGTTCGAGGAAGCTCTGAAAAACTTTCCTACCAAGTTCCTCTACGAAATGGGAGAAGCATTCTCTGAGAACGAGCCGAAGTTTGTTGGAGTAGGAACATCAGGTAATGTAAAGAAGGTTCCTCAGCGATTCTGCAAGATTAAGGTTGGTTCAATGGAACGACCACTTTCTGCCAATGGTGAAGACTACAACTTGGTTCACCTTTCCGAGGTGGGTTTGTGGAAAAAGACGGATGGTAAATCTCCTGAGGAGGTAGTACAGAATGCTACCAATGGTATCTTGTACCGACCATACACGATGATTGCCTACGAATCCACCGCCAATGGTACTGGCAACTTCTTCCACAAGGAGTGGCTTGCCGCCAAAAAGGGACAATCTCAGTTTGAGCCGTTCTTCGTTCCTTGGTTCGAGATATACGATATGTATCATCTCGAATTTGAAAGCAAGAAACAGAAGGTAGAGTTTGCCAAATGGCTATACGAGAACCGCAATAATACCAACACGATGTCCGACCGAGAAGAGCCGTGTACCTATCTTTGGAAGTTATGGACACTGGGTGCTCCACTCGAAGCCATCAACTGGTATATTGCCGAGCGCAAGAAGTTCACCGACCATGCCGATATGGCTGCTGGCTACCCTACCGATGATATTGAAGCATTCAAGCATTCAGGAGCCAAGGTGTTTGCCGAAGACAAGGTTGACAAGTTCCGCAAGGGATGCCGAGCACCTAAATTCATCGGTGATGTTTATGGTGATGGCTACAAAGGCAAGAAGTGTATGCTGAATGTACGGTTCTGTGAAGACAAGCAGGGGCAGTTGTGGATATGGAGCAAGCCTGAGACCTTTGACGATTGCAAGGTAATCAACCGCTATCTGGTCGTAGTGGATATTGGTGGACGTAGCAAGAATGCCGACTGGTCTGTTATCTGTGTCTTCGACCGCTATTGGATGATGGAAGGTGGCAAGCCGTATGTGGTAGCCCAATGGTATGGGCATATTGATATGGACTTGCTGGCATGGAAGGCGGCTCAGATAGCCAAATACTACAACGATGCTCTGTTGGTGATTGAATCCAACACATTGGAGACGAAAGACAAGGAGCACATCTTGGAAGGTGGTGACCAGTCTGAGTTCATCCTGAATCAAATTAAAGATGTATACGACAATCTCTATGCACGCAAACAGAGCGAATCAGACATCAAGAATAAGGTTCCAGTGAAGTACGGATTCCATACCAACGTGGCAACCAAGCCAATGGTTATCTCAGTATTGGTTCAGGTTATCCGTGAACAACTCTATGTAGAGCGAGACGATAGATGCTTAGATGAATATCTCACCTACGAGAAGAACGGAACCGTATACGAGGCAGCAGACGGAAAGCACGATGATTTGCTCATGACTAGAGCCATCGGACTCCACATCTGTTTCAATGAAATGGAAATGCCTAAGATGATTTCCATTCAGTCAAGAGTAATGAGAAGAAAGGTTTCTGTTTCGGCAGCAACCATCATATAGTTTCAAACAATAATAATTACGATTATGAAAGTAACAAAGATTTTCAAGCGCATCAAGTGCGAAATCATGTACCGACAAGCTACGGCTAAGGCAGACTACGCATCCAAGAAGAACAATGGTGAAATCTTCTACGTCCTTCCTACGCAGAAGGGCAACCTCATGATTTTGAACCGCCCTCTCTTCGAGGCATTCAAGAAGACCAAACTGGTAGACAACGACATGAAGGTCAGAGACCTCTTCAAGGATTGCGTCTACCATACCAACTGCAAGAGTGAGAAGGGAAAGCGCAGCCGCAAGCGCAAATTTCTCAGATGGAAGGGCTTAATCTAAAATTTTTCTGCCCTAAATAAACGGATAAAAGATAGGTGGAGAAAATTCTGCCTATCTTTGCCTATTATTAATAATGTGTATCAAATATGATTTATAAAATAGTACAAGGAAATAGTTTCAAACTCCACATCATGGTGCGGAAGATGGACGTATCGAAAGAGTTCCAGCGACTCGTTGATTTCGATATGAATCTAGCCACCGACATCAGAGTAGAGCTATCGGGCTGTTTCTGCAATACAATTTCTGTTCCAGTACAAGTAGCAGGAATCCAAGGCAACGTACTGATATGCGACATACCTTCCACCCTTGATTACGGAAACTACAATGTCAGGGTATCATGGAAGTATGATGGTAGCGAAATGGTCAGCATTGAGCGAAACCTTCTGAGAATCGTAGAACACAACTCTATGAGCAATGTGCCTATCGGTATCACGGAAGGTGAGCATACTGGCTTATTCAACCTTCGCTACTACATCGTGACCGACAACCAGTCAACTTGCCCAGTATCTTTCATAGTTGACAACGCTAAGTTCAGCTATACCATCAATGAAGAAACTCAGATGGTAGATAGTCAGGAGAGCTTCGTAATTAACGCAACTATCAGCAACGGAAAGAAACTGGAAGCTCAGTTCATGCCTATAGAAGGTTTCAGTATCGGTCAGGTAAAGGTTATCATGGACGGAAAGGACGTTACTGCTGAATATTACAACAGCAACACCCACAAGGTCTTCATCCCAGCCGTATCAGGCTATGTTACCATCACAGCAAGTGGAACCGTCAATGCAAGCTATTATGGCGCATCATCAGCCAAGAATATGAGCGAATTGAACATGGAAGACCTTACGCTTATGGAAGGCACTCTTGTCGGTCAGACTCTCACCATCACAACCACGGAAGAGAAACCGTACATCTGGTTTGCAAGCCGCCAGCCACTTGTATTCAATCAATGTGGGTTCGAGGCATCCATGAACGCCACAAAGCTAGGTTACCTCTACTACTATTGGTCGGACGAACTTATAGCTGGTGACGATAACGAATATCAAATTAAATTAAAAGAATAATATGTCAGAAAAGAAAAAATACAACAGCATCCTCATCAGTGGGCGCAAAGACCAGACTCTGACATATTCAAAGTACGTCAAGGACGAGGAATCGGGAGAATCCGTCAAGGAATCACTCGACAAGAAGGTCAATGTAACGGATAAGTTAGAGACTCAGCAAATCAAGGATGGTGCTATCACCAACGAAAAGATGGCTGCTGGTTCTGTTGGCAACACCAATCTCCAAAATGGTTCTGTCAGCAACGAGAAGCTGGAGGATGGAAGTATCACCAATGAGAAGTTGGCAGAGAACTCCATCACCAAAGACAAGTTGAAAGACAATACCATCGGTGTAGAGAAGTTAGACCAAGAGCTTCGTCAGGCTATCAATGCAGCCACTGGTCTTCCTGAGGATTTGGTGGAAACCATTCAGAATGTAGACGTAAGCATAGCCAAGCTGAACGATACGGTTTATCCTATCACGTTAGGATTCACCATTATCCCGAATGTAGACACTATGCAGACAGAGGTAAGGTATTCCGTTTCAAGCGACAACAAACCACTTGTGCCTGATACATTGGAAGTATCAAAGAGAATTAACGAGGACTTGGAAATTGGCATTATCGCTAGCACTCCAGTTGCTAATGGCTCTTTTACAGAACATATACAAGGAGCAAGAGAAATCTTCAATTTTGCAGTAACCAAGAAGGGCAGAACTGGCAAGAGCACATCGCAGACTCGCTATCTCTGCTACTTTGGTGGAAACCCAGCAGCCACCATGACCGCAGAAATTCTCAATACGCTCAACAAGGTATCAGCAACAGGAGTATCATTCAATCCAAAAGTAACTACTAAGGATAACGATTACATCTGGCTAGTAGTACCTAGCTATCTCTCAATCAGCCGTGTAGCAAGTGCAGGATTTGATGTAACCCTTGCTGCTCCTCAGACTATCACAAATAATCTAGGCAGTTTCAAGGCATACCGCACAGCCAATCCTCTCACCGCAGCTACATGGAATTTAGTAATATCATAAACGTATAAAGATTATATAATATGAGTATAAATTTAACAGACGAGCTTCTAGCCAAGACCAAGAAGGGTAAGATTGCCTCTGCTAAGCAAGTGTTTCTTAATGGAGACCAAGAGAACTTGCAGCAGATAGGTGAAAAGACCCATCAGTTGGAGGATGCCATCAAAGACATCACCGTCTCAGGTGGAGCATCAACTGCAAATGCTGTCTCTTATAACAACGAGACTAGTGGCATGACTGCAATCACTGCCCAAGGAGCCATTGATGAACTTGCTAAAAAGAATAAGTCGCATGATGCTGAGATTGCCAAGAAAGCAAACTCGGCAGATGTTACTTCTCAAATGCAGACTGAGCAGACTAGAGTCAATAAAGAATTGTCTAAGAAGTTCGACAAGGCGAGTATTGTACAGGAATCAGGTGAAGCTGAGGATAAAGTAATGTCTCAAAAAGCTTCAAAAAGAATTTTTCGAGAACTATCTAATAAGGCATCAAGTAATTGTTTTGTATTAGTTGATGATTATTATGTAGATGGAACTACAAAATTGCCAAGATATTATGTTGGAGATAGTAATTTCCGTTGTCTTTATGCTAATTTATTGCCAAATAGAAGCTATACATTTGAATATACTAAAGGCTTATCATCAATCAATTTTTATAATGGAACAATAGATAATGCAACATTAGTAGAAAGTAAAACGTATGATGGTGGAATCTCTACACCTTCTAGCTATGATTTTTGTTTAGTATCTGTAAATACTAATTATAATGATTATGTAAAATATCATTTTTATGAAAATAAGTCTGTCACTACAGAGAAGTTAGCCAATGAGGCTGTAACTACAGATAAATTAGCTAATAAGTCTGTGACATCTAGCAAGTTAGCAGATAAGTCTATCACTACAAATAAACTAGCTGATAATATAAAGATAAGCATAATTCCGTTGTCACTTGATGTTGATGCTGTTACAGAAGAATGGGAAAGTGGATTACTAAATAATAATGGTGAAATTATTAAAAATACTGACTACAAAGTTTCTCCATTTATAGACTATTCTGGTATATATAATCAAAAACAGATAGTACAATTTAAATCATCAGCGCCTTTTTCTTATAATAATATATGTGTATATTCAAGAGATTCTCATGCATTTATTGGTAGTCTTTCTGCTATAGGAAATGACAATGATGGAATATTAACATCCATTATAATTCATTCAGGTATTTCGGTAAGATTATGTACCATTAATAAACTCGCGAATTGGTATAAAATAGGA